TGGGACCTTGCGTGACAGGGCGGGCAAAAATGGCCGCAACACGAGACATCAACATCTCGAGAACTTCACTACCGAAGCAAAACGTGAGAGCAACATCCATGAACCAAGTGGTTCGTGCAAGAGTATCATTCATATCAAGTTTGAACAAGTAAACAAGTTTACAGGCCAAATTCATAACCATAGAAATCATGGTAGAAGGTGCACTCATCTTCTTCAGCAAGGCAGTCAAGCTGGTGAACATGTCAGCAAGAAGGGGATCTTGCATCTGCAAAGTATGAGACACGTTAAGCCCAAAAAGAGCTTGAGCTTGGGCCTCAACACTAACAAACGGAGCAATCCTTTGCCACAGTGCTTGAGCCTCTTTTTCGCCACGATGTATTGTGACGCGTGGACCAAAATTCAATTGAAAGCTCACTAGATGTTTTCGTGGAGCAGTACTCTTAAAAGCGGGCCAATGCGGCAAATCTAGTTTGCGCAAGAGACAGTTCTCATTAGAAATGTCACTGGTCAAAATCAATGACTTCACAAGCCTACGTCTATAGTTGTTATCTCGACATAGGATGCGAATTTCTTCAAGTGATTTTTGACCCAAACTTTGGGCTTGTGGACGAGTACATTTCGAATTAGCATAATGGTTCATGCATCTTTCGTAGTCCTTAAATTTCTTGTCACACTGTGCACAAAATTGGGGCTGATGAAAAGCACACTCCTCTTCATGAGAAGACCAATCATTAACGATTTTGTAACACATGCACTTCACAAGAAATTTATCCTTGTGATTGTTTTTCATATGATTCCACATGGAGAAAAATCCTGCGGGTTTAGCTTGGCAATCTTCAATAAGGCACTTGCGAACATTCGTAAAAACTGTAATTGTGGCCATAATGAAAACTTGTTAAAAGAAAGTTGGTTTCTTAGAGGAAACCAACAAAGCTCCTCTGTGAAGGTCTAAGGAAAAGCCAATTGATAAATCTTTGCTTCATACAATAATTATGTCTCCATCGCCCTGGGTATAGGGTTAAATTTGACAACTCGCGTGAGCAGTGCTCAAATTGTCCGTAAAACTTTAAACGCGACGTAAACTTAAAGACACAATCAAAATTTGAAGAACATTCTGAGGAAAGATCTACTGTGCGAACAGAGAGTCCGTAGATAAGCTGATGGAAATCGCAAATCCCGAGAACAGTAGAAGAAAGACTCAGCAAGAGCAGTTTTGCAATTACTTAAATTAGTCCATATAGGCTTCGGAACACACCTCCTAAACGGTCACAACGAGTGCCTGCCTCACGGCGTACTGGGTCTCGTAAAGTGTGAAATCCACCTATACTCCAAACAGATAATTAAAAGCAAACCAAAATTTACAAGAATAAAGATATACAATAAAAATTATGGTGAATTAGTAAATTGGACAAACACAAAATAAAAAGCTTAAGTAATGATACTGATCGATACAACAATCGGAAGATTTCAAGTCTCAGAACGAACACGCGTAAAGCGACAAGAAATGGCGGCAAAGTCAACATCAGATTTTAACACAAAGGCGGGAAGAATGGAGGTAATGAATCAATGCAGGTAGACACCAACTCAGGATGAACCCTTACAAAGAGCAACTCGCTCACAAACTAACGGCAATTATACTCAAAACAAAACCTTAGTAAGTTGTGAATGTTAAAATTGGATGGTATGTGAATAAACA